GATACTCTTGGTCACGAACCTGCTTCTGCACGTCGATCTATAAATTTAATGTTGCGAGATTGGCAAAACCGTGGTATACTATTATGGACTACAAGTGTATCATCTCTTACTGTGACTGCAAGCACTACTTCTTATGATCTATCTTCTTCTACTATAGATGCTCTTGAAGTTGTGCTTAACAGAGATAGCACAGATATTAAACTAGAACGAATAACACCTGAAGAGTTTTTGCTTATTCCTAATAAAACACAAACTGGAAGATCATCGCAGTATTCTATCAGAAGAGGCAGGGACAATCCTGTTATGTCTGTATGGCCTATTCCTGAGAACTCCACAGATGTTTTAAAGATTGAAGTATTCAGTGAACTTACAGATGTAAATAAATCAGCAGATCAGAATGCTGATGTTCCTAAAAGATTTTTACCCTGCCTTACTGCTGGACTATCTTATTATATGTCAATGAAAAGATTTGGTGTAGATGCTGGTCGTATACAAATGCTAAAGGCAAACTATGAAGAGTGTCTTGCCAGAGCAATGCAGGAAGATAGAGAAAGAGCTTCGATGCGTGTTGTGCCAAGACTAAGGTATATCTAATGGCAAGCACTAAAAACGCACTGGCTATGTGCGATGTATGTGGGTTTGTATATCCACATCGTAATATGAGAATGAACAGTTATGGGATGCTGGTATGTCCCGAAGACTTTGAAGGACAGTTTGATTTGAAGAACCATCCTCAAAATCATGTGCCTGATGTAAGGGATAATCCAGCTATTCTTAATCCTCGTCCAGATACAGGTGGACGTAATATTACATGGAGTCAGGCCAGTACCGCATGGGGATCAACAGATAAGTATTGGAATCTAATATGAGCGATTTAACAAGCCAACTAATATCAAATACATATAAACAGATTATACTTGTTAGTTCTTCAACTAGCAATACTGGTGTAGATACTTCTCTGAAAGCAGTTCAGACAGGTGATGGTGTTAACACTGCTTTGAAGGTAGCTACCAATGCAGTACAGATCACTGGTGCATTAGGTGTTGGTGGTGCTGTATCTTTGGATGGAAGTCTTCATGTAGATGACAAAGTATGTGCAAGTTCTTTTTATGGCGATGGCTCAAATCTTAGCGGTGTAACTGCAACAATTGCTGGCAACATATCAGTAAGCAATGCCACAGTAGGTAGCAATCTCTATGTAGGCGGCACTGCCACAGTTGTCGGTGCTGCACACCTACAGTCAAGTTTATCAGTTGCAGGGGCTGCACAGTTTGCCAGCACAGTTACTATGGTTGGTGCAGCACAGTTCCAAAGCACTGTAACTGCTGTTGGTGCAGCTACTTTTAAATCTACAGTTACAGTAGAAAATGTAGCGGCTCTGAAGAATAACGTAACAGTTGGTGGTACATTTAATGTAGCTGGCGCTGCCGGATTTACTTCCAAGTCCACCTTTAGCAATGATGTATCAGTCAGTGGTCGCCTTGATGTAGCAACATCAGCTTGTATTGGTGGAGTGCTTGATGTTGAAGGTGTAGCTAACTTTGCAACTGATGTATCAGTTAGTGGTAATGTAAATGTTGTTGGTAATGTAACTGCTACAGCTTTCTATGGTGATGGTTCTAATCTTACAAATGTAAAAGCTGAAATTGGTACTGCTACAAACATCTCTGTATCAGGATTTATACATGCTGGTGGTAGCGTATCAGTTAGTGGGTCTTTCAATGTTGTAGGTGCGGCCACGTTTAAAAGCAATGTTTCCGTAAGCGGCGATTCAAACTTTACGGGAACTGTTACAGTTGGGGGTGCGGTGAGCCTTGCCTCTAGCCTTAGTGTAGGTGGTGCAGCAAATTTCCTTAGTACAGTTACTATTGCTGGCGCTAACGTCCAAGCCGCTAATGCAAGAGTATGTGCTTCTGCATATTATGGAGATGGTTCTAATCTTACAGGTGTAACAACATCTATTGAAGGAGACATTTCTGTTAATAATGCTACAATTGGTGGTAATTTATATGTAGGCGGAACTGTAACTGCTGTAGGTGCAGCAATATTTAACAGCACTGTAACAGTAGTAGGTGCAGCACACCTTCAAAGTACAGTGTCAGTAGGCGGAGCAGCTAACTTTGGTTCAACAGTAACAGTTGTTGGCGCAGTTAGCCTTGCATCAACTCTCAGTGTAGGAGGTGCTGCCAACTTTGCCAGTACAGTTACAGTAGTAGGTGCAACACATCTACAAAGTACAGTTTCAGTAAATGGCAATGCTGTTCTTGGGGGAACACTTAGGGTTGCTGGAGCAACTTCTCTTGAGGGTGCCGTTGATCTAAACAGTACACTTACCGTTGCGGGAGCAGTATCACTTGCTTCAACATTAAGTGTTGGAGGTGCCACACATCTTGCTTCAACAGTAACAGTAGCAGGGGCTGCAATATTTGAAGATAGTGTATCTGTAAGCGGCAATCTGGATGTGTTGGGTAATGTCTCGGTTGGTGGAACACTCTTTGCTGCTGGAGGAATTACTTATGATGGAAATGTTTCTGTTAGCGGTAATTTGGCCGTTGGTGGCAATACATCTATTGGTGGCACTCTTAGCGTTACAGGTGCGGTATCTCTTGCATCTACTCTAAGTGTAGGTGGGGCAACCAATTTAGGAAGTACAGTTACGGTAGTAGGTGCTGGTACGTTTAAAGATAGTGTATCAGTATCAGGTAATGTTAATATAGGCGGAACTGTAACAGTTGCTGGTGCAGTATCCCTTGCTTCTACACTATCAGTTGGAGGTGCTACAAACTTTGCCAGCACAGTTACCGTAGAGGGTGCTGCTCATTTACAGAGTACAGTATCTGTTGGGGGTGCAGCAGTATTTGCTGATACAGTTACAATAGTTGGAGCAGCACATCTTCAAAGCACAGCCTCAATAGCAGGTAACACTGTGCTTGGTGGCACTCTCAGGGTTGCTGGAGCAACATCACTAGAGGGTGCAGTTGATCTTAATAGTACACTTACTGTGGCAGGAGCAGTATCACTTGCTTCGACTCTAAGTGTAGGTGGAGCAGCAAACTTTGCCAGCACAGTTACAGTAGTAGGTGCTGCTCATCTTCAGAGTACAGCTTCAATAGCAGGTGCAGCAGTATTTGGCAGTACTGTAACTGTAGTAGGTGTTGGTACGTTTAAGAGTAATGTCTCTGTAAGTGGCGATCTTGATATAGCTGGTAATGTATCAGTAGCTGGTACACTGTTTGCTGCTGGAGGAATAACTTACGATGGAGATGTTTCTGTTAGTGGTAATTTAGCTGTTGGTGGCAATACATCTATTGGTGGCACTCTTAGTGTTACAGGCGCAGTGTCACTTGCATCAACACTATCAGTTGGCGGTGTTACTAATTTTCTTAGCACAGTAACAGTTGCAGGTAATACAAGACTTGGAGCAATAGTTACTATTGTAGGAGCGGCACATCTTCAAAGCACTGTCTCAGTAGGTGGGGCGGCAAACTTTGCCAGTACCGTAACTGTTGAGGGTGCTACCCATCTTCAAAGCACTGCATCAGTGGCTGGTAATACTGTACTTGGAGGTACACTAAGAGTTGCTGGAGCAACTTCTCTTGAAGGTGCAGTTGATCTTAACAGTACACTTACTGTGGCAGGGGCGGTAAGCCTTGCGTCTACTCTTAGTGTGGGAGGTGCTTCTAACTTTGCCTCCACTGTAACAGTCGTTGGTGCAGGTACATTTAAAAGTAATGTATCTGTTTCGGGTAATATGGACATAGCTGGCAATGTATCAGTTGGAGGGACACTCTTTGCTGCTGGTGGAATTACATATGATGGAGATGTGTCTGTCAGTGGAAACTTAGCTGTTGGTGGCAATACATCAATAGGCGGAACCCTTAGTGTCACAGGTGCAGTTTCACTTGCATCTACATTATCGGTTGGAGGTGTTTCTAATTTTCTTAGTACGGTAACAGTTGCAGGTAATACAAGACTTGGAGCAATAGTTACTGTTGTAGGAGCGGCACATCTTCAGAGTACAGTATCTGTTGGGGGCGCAGCAACATTTGCATCTACTGTTACAGTAGTTGGTGCTGCTCATCTCCAAAGTACAGCTTCAATAGCAGGTAATACTATAGTTGGAGGTACACTAAGAGTTGCTGGAGCAACCTCTCTTGAGGGTGCTGTTGATCTTAACAGTACGCTTACTGTTGCTGGTGCAGTATCACTTGCTTCTACTCTAAGTGTAGGTGGAGCAGCAAACTTTGCATCTACTGTAACAGTAGTCGATGCTGCTCATTTACAAAGTACAGTATCTGTTGGAGGTGCAGCAACATTTGCATCTACTGTTACAGTAGTTGGTGCTGCTCATCTCCAAAGTACAGCTTCAATAGCAGGTAATACTATAGTTGGAGGTACACTAAGAGTTGCTGGAGCAACCTCCCTTGAAGGTGCAGTTGATCTCAACAGTACGCTTACTGTAGCTGGCGCAGTAAGTCTTGCTTCTACACTATCAGTAGGTGGAGCGGCAAACTTTTTAAGTACAGTTACTATTGCTGGTACAAATATTCAAGCTATTAATGCAAGAGTATGTGCTTCTTCTTACTATGGAGATGGGTCTAATCTTACAGGTGTAACGACATCTATTGAAGGAGATATTTCTGTTAACAATGCTACAGTAGGTGGCAATCTACATGTAGGTGGAACTGTAACTGCTGTAGGTGCGGCAGTATTTGGCAGTACTGTAACTGTAGTAGGCGCAGCACATCTTCAAAGTACAGTATCTGTTGGAGGTGCAGCAACATTTGCATCTACAGTTACTGTTGTTGGTGCTGCTCATCTCCAAAGTACAGCTTCAATAGCAGGTAACACTGTAGTTGGAGGTACATTAAGAGTTGCAGGAGCAACCTCCCTTGAAGGTGCAGTTGACCTTAACAGTACACTTACTGTAGCTGGTGCAACACATCTTCAAAGCACAGTATCGATAGGCGGAGCCGCAGTATTTGGCAGCACTGTTACAGTAGTTGGTGCTGCTCATCTTCAAAGTACAGCTTCAATAGCAGGTAACACTGTGCTTGGAGGTACATTAAGAGTTGCAGGAGCAACATCACTGGAGGGTGCAGTTGATCTTAATAGCACACTTACCGTTGCAGGAGCAGTAAGTCTTGCTTCTACTTTATCAGTAGGTGGAGCAGCAAACTTTCTTAGCACTGTAACTATAACTGGCACAAATGTACAGGCAACCAATGCACGAGTATGTGCCAGTGCTTACTATGGAGATGGCAGTAATCTCACAGGCATAAGCTCCGACATAAGTGGAAATATCTCTGTTAGTAATGTTCTGGCTGGAGGTACGCTCAGAGTTGTGGGGGCAACATCACTGGAGGGTGCAGTTGACCTTAACAGTACACTTACCGTTGCGGGAGCAGTATCGCTTGCTTCTACTTTAAGTGTAGGTGGTGCTGCAAACTTCCTCAGTACAGTAACCATAGCTGGTACAAATGTACAGGCTGTTAATGCAAGAGTATGTGCTTCTGCTTACTACGGAGATGGTAGTAATATTACGGGTATATCTGCTGATGTAGGTGGTAACATTTCTGTTAGTAATGTTTTAGCAGGGGGTACTTTAAGAGTTGTGGGGGCAACATCACTGGAGGGTGCAGTTGATCTTAACAGTACACTTAGTGTGGCAGGTGCAACACATCTTCAAAGCACAGTCTCAGTAAATGGTGCAGCAGTATTTGGAAGTACCGTAACAGTAGTTGGTGCCGTACACCTTCAAAGCACAGTATCAGTAAATGGAGCAGCAAGACTATCTACTATTGAATTGGGTGCTGCATCAGATACTACTCTTAGCAGAGCAAGTGCTGGTGATGTAAATATTGAAGGCAATATTATTTATCGTGCTGGAGGTACAGATGTTCCGGTAGCAGATGGTGGTACAGGAGCTAGTACCCTTACTGCAAATGGTATTCTTTTTGGAAACGGCACATCAGCTATTGGAGCAACGGCTGTTGGTTCAGATGGACAAGTACTAACATCAAATGGTGCTGGTTCTGCTCCTACGTTCCAAGCTGCTAGTGGTGGTGCTACTGATATCGATGGCCTGTCTGATGCCCTAACAAACTCATCTGGTTCAACACTTGGTCTTGGAACAGGTGCATTAGCCGCTGATGATGGAAGTACTAATTACAATACTGCTGTTGGCAACAATGCTCTTAATGATATGACCAGCGGAAATAATAGTGTTGCTTTTGGTTACTATGCCGGAGGTATGGCAACTACTGGAATATGGAATACTTATATAGGTACTCGTTCAGGAAGTGGGTATTCCGACCCTTCAACTGCTAGTTACAATATGGCTTCAGGAGGACAAGCATTAGGTCGGGTAACTACTGGAGGTAATAATACTGCTGTTGGTTACTATAGTAGTCAGCAACTGACCACTGGTACAGAGAATACCACTCTCGGCCATCAGGCTGGTCTAGGTATAATAGCTCAGAATTACTGTGTCGCTATTGGCAAAGATTCTATGAACAACAATGACGGTGATTACAATACTGCTGTTGGTTACGGTGCAGGTTACACTGCCGGTGCTGGTAACAATACTATGTTAGGGAGAGCAGCAGTAGCTAGTTCTTCGTCTGCTACTAATGAAATTACTCTTGGTAACGGTAGTGTAACCCGATTTAGAATCCCCGGCCTTTCGCTAGATCACACGGCGACACAACTCTCCATCGCCGTGCGCACCGGCATCGGCACGTCGGCTCCAAACTCATCGACGAAATTACACGTTATCGGCAGTTCAACGGATGCTGATTCCGCACTTGATCTCCAGAAAGGGAGTGGAGCCACCACCACATCGCAGGTGTTTGTGCGGTTCTTTGTCCCGGCAGGTTCGGGCAGCATCACGGCAAATGGCGCATCGGCGGCTACTTTCACGGCGTATTCAGATCGTCGCTTGAAGGAAAACATCGAACCGCTGCCGCCCCAACTTGAAAATATCATGGCGTTGAAGCCCAGCGAGTTCGATTTTAAAGAAGGTAGCGGTTACAGCGGACATCAAATCGGATTCATCGCACAGGAATTTCAGGAAGTTTATCCTGATGCTGTGATCCCCGGCGACGACGGCATGTTACAGATCGCAGGTTGGAGCAAGCAGGAAGCTCGCTTAGTCTCGGCGTTACAAGGTGCCGTCGAGAAAATTAACCAGCTAGAAGAGCGCATTGCTGCGCTGGAAGGAAAATAAAATGGCAGCAACATGGAAAATCGTGGCCTGTGATCGCACAGTATCGCTGGGCGGAAAGGCGGACGTTATCACAACTGTCCATTGGGACGTGACTGACAAAGAGACGGTGGATGGCGTAGACCACTATGGTCGCCGGTTTGGCTCTGTAGGCATCGACACCGACGATCTATCCAGCTTCACTGCATATGCCGATGTGACAGAGGACAACGCAATTGCATGGGCAAAGGAAGCATTGGGGTCTGACGAGGTTACTCGGCTTGAGGAGGAAGTGGCTGCTCAGATTACGCTGTCTAAAACGCCAACGCATGGGACGGGAGTCCCTTGGTAAATAGATAGTATGTTTTATTATTTATCTGTAATAGGAATGTTATTGTTATCCTCTGATCAAGGTGTCATAGAAAGGTCTATTACAGGTAGTTTTAATAACTTAGAAGCGTGTCAGGCGTATAAAAAACATATTGAAAATATAATCGAACAAGCACCGTCTGCAACAATATTTAAGTCTGAGTGCAGAGAAAAAGATAAAGAAAAAGGAAAGGCAGCATAATGGCAAGTACATATACAACAAATCTCCGTCTGACAAAACAGGGAGATGGAGAGAACCCAAACAGTTGGGGAGCTATTCTTAATGATGGAGTTATCAGTCTTGTTGATGATGCCATTGCAGGGTACACTACTGTATCTCTTGGCAGTGCTGCAACTGTAACTTTAACTAATGTTCAGGGTGCTGGTGATCAGGCCAGATCAGCAATTGTTGAATTTAAGGGAACTGTGGGTGGAGTGTATGATGACATTGTTGTTCTTGTCCCTAATAATTCTAAATCTTACATAGTTAAAAACTCGGTATCCTATAACGATTCTACAGATAGTGTTATTCTCAGAGTTGCTGGTAATGCTGGTGTTACTATTGAACCAGCAAATACCGCTCTTTATGTTACTAATGGTACTACAGTTCTTCCTGTTTCTAATAATACATTTACTAATATTGTAGCAACAAGCATAGCAACCTCAACTCTTCATGCAACAAGCATATCAGCCACACATCTTGTTGCAACCTCAATAAAAACAACTGATTTAACAGTATCAGTATCTGCTATGTTTGTTGATAATGCCAAAGCTAATTTTGGCACAGGCAGCGATCTTCAAGTTTATCATACTGGATCACATAGTTATGTTCAGGAAACTGGTACTGGTAATTTGTATGTGGCTGGTTCTAATGTTGTTATTTCTAATGCAGCCACAACCGAAAACATGATCACTGCTGCTGAAAACGGTGCTGTTGGTATTTATTATGATAACGGAGTAAAACTTGCAACAACAAATACAGGCGTTCAAGTTACAGGTACTCTTCTTGCCACCACAGATACTGATACATCTAACACAGGAAGTGTGACACTTGATTTTGCCGCTAATCAAAATTTTATACTGACACTTACCGGAAATCTGACGCTTGCCAACCCCACAACAGAACAAGTTGGTCAGGCAGGTGTAATTACATTTATTCAAGACGGTACGGGTTCCAGAACACTAACACTTGGATCACAATATAAAACAGCGTCAGGTGCTGGTATTACTTTGAGTACGGCTGCTAATGCCGTCGATGTAGTCCCATACTTTGTACAGAGTGCTGATAACATACTTCTTGGAGCGGCTCAGAAAGCTTTTTCTTAATGACAATGTTTTCTTCATTCTGGTTTCTTCAAGAAGCTACACTAACATATTCAGCAGACGCCACTAATGTTAATCTCCTGTCGGATGCTGTGGCTGTTGGCTTTGATGCTACTGCCGGTGGTGTATTGAATGTTGTTATTAATAGCGGAATAACATTATCTGGAACAACAACTAATGCAATTAGTTCAGGTAATTTTCCTGCTAATTCAATTGTTACGATAACAAATAACGGAACTGTTTCTGGATATACAGGAGCTACTGGTTCTTCGGGAGTGGATGGTGCGGTAGGTGGTGATGCGTTTTATGCTGAATTTACCGCCAGCGGTTCAACATGGTCTATTATAAATAATGGAACATGGGGTGGAGGCGGCGGTGGAGGCGGCGGTGGCGCAAGCCGTTCGACTTTATATGGTGGCGGTGGCAAAGGGCCGGGG